GTATTCTATACCAATGTTCAAGTCGTCAGATGATGCGATACCAAAGTGGCAGGGGATGGCAAGTCTTTGCGGGTTCTTGAATGAGAACCCAGAGAAGCTGGAAGAACTTGAAGCAGAAGTGAGAAAAATTCTTTTGCCGGATGTGCAATATGGAAGTCAAACTGACAAGCGGCGGGACGACGAAGATAAGTCTAAGGGGAAAAAGACTAAAAAGTAGTGGTGGATCTAGATCGGAATTCCAGTATAGAGTTGGACAAGATCTACAAGAAAAGTATCCTTACGATTCTATCTTCGAAGAAATCTATATTCCGGGCGAGAATTTCGTTCTGGATTTTTTTATACCGTCACTAGGTCTAGTCGTGGAGTGTCACGGCGAACAGCACACGAAGCAAGTGAAATTTTTCCATCCAACGAAAAAAGCTTTTCACAATCAGTTAGACAGAGACAAGCGCAAGAGAGAGTGGTGCGATTTAAACGGGTTCAAATTAATCGAGATTTACGATGCTTAGTCAGGATTATGAAAATTACAAAACTCAGCTAGAGAAATGGGAAGCGTTTCTCGGCTTGCCGAAGTATGAGCCGGAACGGTCTGAGATAGAATCTATTTTACAGCTTAAGAATGAAGACCTTCAAGCGATATCTTCTATTCAGATTGCCGAATATGCTTTCATGCTATCTCAGTATGCGTTTTTCCTGCAACAGAAAACGAACGAATGTAAATCATTCTTGGATTGGGCAAGGGGCAATGAGAAAAGATTGACCAATATCGAAGACAAATCGAAGATGGCTAGTTGGGTTAAAGAAGTAAAAATGAGAGAATCTAGAGTTGCTTATTTAACCCGTCGAGTCGAGATGATGGTTCAATGCTTATCAAATCTCGGCAGAGTAAGATATCAGGAGAAAAACAATGAGTCCAATTGATAAACTTAGACATGGAATAGAACAGCAGGAATGGGGCTTGGTCTGCGAAGCATATATGGATTTGACCGGAGTTGACATTGAAGGTCCGGATATGAGCCCGGTTGATTTTGCTGTAGAAGATGTAATGTGCGTGATCGAAACAGCTTTGAAGAAGGCTTTTATGTCTGCCTCAGAGCCAGAAAAAAAGAAAAAGAAGACAAGAAAGAAGACCAAAAAGAAAACAAAGAAGAAGAAATCCCCAACAAGCGACGACGTGGGCGATGAGGTTGATGAAGATATAAAAATCTCATCCCAAAAAGCAAAAGCAAAGAAGAATTTGCATGGAACCAAGAAGGTGTTAATTACAGGAGACGATCTGTCTCCAACAGAGTTGAGAAGGAAAAAGGAATACAACGAAGAGCTTGCGGCAAAAGCCAAGAAGAAAAAAGTTTCGAGACCAAAACAAACTACATTCCGTGTGGAATGCAGCGATTGTGGAGACAAATTCGACTCTCCTTTCCCATCTAGAGACATTGGTCAGCAATGTAAACAATGTCTAAGAGGGAAAGTAGGCGATTCTAAGAAATAATATGGCCGAGAACAAGCTAGACAAAATAAAAGACTATGGGATGGAAAGATCTGTATTGTGCGGTATCGTGCAACACGGTGCAGATTTGCTCTTTGAAATCGAAGATATCCTCGATTCTCCGAAAGATTTTCATCTGTCAACCAATCAGGTTATCTATTCTATCCTCCGACATCTTGTTCATGAGAGGAACGCAAAGGATTTTGATGTCCCAAGCATTATGTCTGCTGCGGCGACATTATCCTACAATGATTTTGCCGGTAAGGGGCGAGAGAAAGAATATGTCGAGTCTCTTTTCGGCGCGGGTGCCCCATCCAAGGACAACTCGATAAAGATAGCTGCCTGTGTAAATAAGTTGGCAATAGCAAGGCGCGGATTCTCGTGCATGGCAAGCGTTGCGAACAAATTAGCCAGTATCACAGGAGAAGAGAAAATCGAAGATTTGATAGCTACCATAGAAGATCCGATTTTTGATTTCACTGGCAAGATCGTGGCGCAAGAAAATACAATGCAGCCGATAGCGGCAGACTTTGAAATCGCAATGAAAGAGTTAGCCGAAGATCCAAAAGATACGATAGGAATACCAACTGGATTCCCGAAATTCGACGCTGCGATAGGTGGCGGATTGCGAGAAAGCACTGTGAATGTGGTTGGTGCAAGACCAAAAGTGGGTAAATCTTTCTTGTGTTTGAATATGGCAGAGAGAATAGCTTCGAACGGAATACCCGTACTATATTTGGATACCGAATTGACTCAGCCTATGCAGAGAGCAAGATTGACTTCACTAATCTCGAAGATGGATTTAGAACAAATAGAATCAGGCCAATTCGCCACGATTCCAGAAGCAGCAGAAGCTATTATGTCTTGCAAAGATAAAATCAATAATCTACCAATCACACATTGTTCAATCGCTGGACAGTCTGTGCAGTCTGTTATTTCAATTGCCAGAAGATGGCTGGCCAAACACGTAGGCTTTAGAGACAATGGCAAAGCAAAGCCTTGTTTAATCATCTACGATTATATAAAACTCATGGACGCGAACGACCTGAAAAGCAATTTATCCGAATTCCAAATGTTGGGATTCTTGATGACTTCTCTCCACAACTTTGCTGTGCGATGGGGATTGCCAATTCTCGCGACCGTACAGTTGAACAGGGACGGAGTGGAAAAAGAGGGCGGTCATGTGATATCCGGTTCCGATAGGGTCTTGTGGTTATGTTCGAGCTTTACAATACTGAAGTACAAAACAACAGAGGAACTAAACGAAGATCCGCCAACCAATGGAATCAAGAAACTAATCGTAACTGACACGAGATTCGGGCCGGGAATGCCGCAGGGAGAATACATCAATGTCATAGATAATCTACAGAAAGCAGAGTTCTTAGAGGGCAAGACTTTTAGTCAAGCTATAGACAGCGGCTTTAAACAGAATAAGAAGAAATGAAAAAGTTCACACGACAAGAAGTTCAATTTGTACAAGAGCGAGCGTCAGAGCGTATCGACGAGATCTTCGATGCGCTCGGCATCGATTACCGTGAACGAAACGACTATATACAGTGTGCGTGTCCAGTCCACGAGGGAGATAATCCAAGATCGTTGTACTGGGCCATACAGAGTTCTCACTGGAAATGTATGACCAAACATTGTGAACAAGAACAGATAACCGGCCCATCCAATAGCGTATTCGGGCTTGTCAGAGGAACAATGTCACAAAAGACTGGACATCAATGGGGATTCCAGAGGGCTGTTGCATTCGTCGCCAAAGTATTGAATCTACAATTATCCCAAATGGACGACGAAACCGAAGCAGATATTGAAATCAATAAGGCAATTAAAGAACACAAGAAGAGACAGCAAAACAAATACGACAAAGAGGAAACGCTTCTTGTGGATGTTTTGCCAATGTTGCAGCCGGATGATGTATATTATCCGAGTCGCGGTATATCAAAAGAGACTATTGACAGATATCATATATCGTTTTGTGGGCAAAAAGGAAAGCCGTTCTTCCAGAGAGCGTTCTTCCCGGTGCTAGACGAAACAGGTAGGGTCGTGGCAGGCTGGTCTGGTCGTAGCGTTTGGGAACAATGCTCTGAATGTCAAATGTATCATGGGCCAATGATGTACTGCCCAGACGACACAAAGCGTGGCATTTATGTGAAATGGAAGCACTCAAAGGGATTCAGATCAGAACAACATTTATACAATTATTGGTATGCCAAGCCATTCATAGCAAAATTCGGTTCTGCGATTGTTTGTGAAAGTCCCGGCAATTGTTGGGCACTGGATGCTGCTGGAATCAAAAATAGCGTTGCTATGTTTGGTTTGAGTATGTCAAATACTCAACGCCAGTTGCTACAAAAAGCTGGTGCTTTAACGCTTGTATTCGTTCTGGATAACGACGAGCCGGGTAAACAAGCAATTGAGAGATTAAGCAAAGATTTCGGGTACTATTTCCGGTTGTTCTTTATCACGCCGGAAGATGTCAATGACGTAGGCGACATGGTCCCTGAAGAAATAAATAACCAGATTGGATCTATACTTAAAACCGTTTCTAGGGAAAGTCTTTTAAGAGATTAAGGAGTCTTTATGGCCAAGAAGTATGAGATTAAAGATTCAGGACAGCGACAGGATTTCACCACTGGTGCTGTTAGAGATACACAAGAAGGTAAACCTAGATTTGATCTTATCCCTCCAACGGCGCTTTATAGGGTTGCTATGCATTACGGCAACGGTTCCAAGAAATATAATCCATGGAACTGGGCGCAAGGCATGGAATTCAGCCGATTCTTCTCTAGCATGTTCAGACATATGATGCAATTTGCGCTTGGAGATAAAGACGAAGATCATCTTGCTGCTGTTGTGTTCAACGCTATGTGCATCATGCATTTCCAAGACCTTGAGAACAAGCCTGAGCTTGATGATATGAGAGATAGAATTCCCCATATGGAAAATGTTGATGAGCTAATCGAAATTGTGAGAGAGATGTTCCACAAAGAAAAGCCGGAACAGCCTGAGACGAAACCACAAGAACAAGTCATGAATTTAGGCGGATTCTAAATGGACGTTAAGAAATGTAGCGCAAGCTCGATCAATACTTACTATCATTGCTCGTTCAAATTTATGCTCCAGCAGATGCTCTCCATGAAGTCTACGTCTGGCAAAGCTGCGCTACAAGGAAAGATAGTCCATCAAGTTCTTGAATGGATGGCCAAGCTCAAAAAGCGAGGCAAGACTCACATAGACTACAAGTGGTTATTAGAACGAGCATGGGATATGCACGTATCTGCAAATCCCGGCGTGGAAATACGACGAACTACTAGTCGTGGCGAAGCAGCGGATTTCAAGAAATGTCGGCTATGCCTTGAAGCTGTTCTCGCTGACGATTTCTACAATCCATATAAGCTCAAAGTAATCGATGTCGAAAAATGGTTCAGGATCGAGATGCCCGGAGAAGAATGGAAAGTCGGCGACGAACAATTCAGAGTAAGAGGATTCATCGACCTTGTTCACGAGATCAGCGAAGATACATTAGAAATCATCGACTGGAAGACTGGGAAACGAGAAGATTTCTATACAAGAAGGTTAATCGATGCAATCGAGTTAATGTCTCAGGTACAGTCCCGCCTTTACCACCTTGCAGGAACACAACTTTACGGCAAGTACAAAAACATTTTGATTACTTTCTACTACATGGAAGATGGTGGGCCAATAACGATCTCATTCAATTGCCAAGATATCGCCATGACAATCGCGGCTATCTGGAAATTTTTCAAAACAGCCAAGACGTCATTAGTTCTAAGAAACAGATCGTGGAAATGTAGAATGTGTCCTTTCAACAAGGAAGATGTTTGCCAAAAGGTTTGGAGCGATTTCGTCTGTTTCGGCTCTGATTATTTGCAAAACAAGTACGGCCAAGAGGAGAAAAAATAATGTCATACGTCCCACTACATGTGCATTCTCACTATTCGCTACTTGACGGTTTGCCATCTCCCCGCAAAATCGTAGAGAGAGCTAAAGAAATCGGTGCTCCAGCAATTGCCATTACAGATCATGGGAATATAGCGGCAATGGTTGATCATCATAAAGCTTGTAAGAAAGCAGGAATTAAGCCTATATCTGGCATAGAACTTTATATATGCCAGAACGACCCAAGCATTAAGACTAAAGAAAACGACAAGAGAAACCATTTAATAGTATTGGCAAAAAATGACGACGGAATCAAAGAGCTTATGGCTTTAGTCAGCGCGACTAATCGACCAGATTGGTTTTACAGAAAACCACGAATAGATCTTGAAAACTTAGCCCAATATGCTGCTGCTGGAAACTTATTGTGTCTATCTGCATGCATAGCGGGTGAATTACCGATGTCTTTGTTTACAGATTTTAGAGAAGCTTGTCTGGTTGGTTGCCAGACAGAGAATATAGCGAAGGTGAAAGAGCTTCTTGTTCCAAATTGGCAAGATGTCGCTGCACAAATCATAGAGAAGCATCAAAAGATTTTTGGCAAAGAGAATTATTACCTAGAACTTCAAGAAGAAGGCATGACTATACAGAAGGTCGTTTTAGAATGTTTGAGACAGATGGCTAAAGATCTGGATGTGCAATCTGTTGCCACATTAGATTCCCATTATACGCATAAGAAAGATGCAGAAGATCATAGGATATTGTTATATAGTCAAATGCATACGACAGCAGAAGAACAGGACAGGCTTAAGAAAAGCGGTGGCGACATTATGGCATTTTTCTATCTAGATCAATTTCATATCTTCGACCAGAAAGAAATGGAAGAGCATTATGAGCCACACGAAATAGAAGCATCTCTAGAAATTGCCGATAAGATCAAAGTATCCAATTTGGCAAAGAAGCCAAGGTTGCCTAAATTCGTCAATGAAGACATGGGAAAAGACTCTCTGGGTTCAGACGAATATCTGAAGCAATTGTGCATAGAAGGGGCGAAGGTCAAACTCCGAGACAAATCTGATAGCGAAAAGAAGCAGTATTGGGAAAGACTCCAAAGGGAATTGACAGTTATTGAGGAAGCTGGCCTCGCAGATTATTTCCTCATCATGCAAGACGCCTGTAGATTCGTAGATGAAAATCATGGTCCCAGAGGAAAAGGGAGAGGTTCAGGCGCTGGTTCTCTTGTGAACTATTTGGTTGGAATTACCGGCATTGACCCGATAGAATATGGCTTGTACTTTGAGAGATTCTACAAT